TGACCCTTTTTTCACTTTACCAGTCACGGCTGTTTTTAATTTACTTCCAGGGTTTGCTCTTCTGTAAGCAGCGACACCCTTCTTAGTCATACCTGCTCCAGATTTTGTTTTTCTATAATTACCACCTTTGCCGGTAGTTCTACTTATAGGATTTTCTGCTCTACCACCTTTTGCCAGTGTTACTCTTTCGGCCATTGTATAACCGTCTGCGTTATGTCCTGGAGGTGGTTTATAACCAGACCTCGGACTCGTTGCATGTTGCAACGTTAATGCAGTTTGACCAGCGTTAGGTGATCTAGACATTATTTTTTCTTAGCTGTTTTAGCTGATCTTTTTAAAGCTTTGTCAGAAACAGTTCCTTTACCAGGTTTGCTAGTGCCTCTTTTTTTGGCTCTATTCATGTAGTAATACAAACCTTTCTTAACCGTTCGTCCATCTTTAGTTTTGTGATAACCTTTTTTCATTATGCTCTTCCTCTCTTCATTTTCTTTTTGGTTTTAGGAATTATTCCTTTAGCCATTAAAATATCTTTTTTAGTGATTTTACCATCACCTGAATGATCTGGAAATTTACTTTTCTTTTTAGCTTTTCCACCTTTTTTCATCATCATCATTTTTTTCATTCCCGGCATATTTTCTCCTTTATGTTGTTATTGCAATACATTGCTGGCAAGATTTTATAAATCTTGTATGCGATCCACAATGCATTGATTTTGGTTTGTCGTCATTAGAAATTTCTACTTGCATATCTTCTGGGCATGCACATTGTTTGATGCCCAATAGTTTACAAATAAAATTTTTTAATTTTCTAATCATTTTTTTTTCATTTTTTTAAAAGTCATGGCAAGTCTAGCACGTTGACCTAACTTACCACCTTTTTTCGCTGCAGCTTTTAATTTACCTGCAGGAATTTTTTGACCTTTTTTAACACCAAGAGATTTTCTTAGTGCTCCTGGTTTCTTAACAGCTTTTTGTATCCAATTTTTTTTAGACACTATCTTATTTCGCAACCTTTGCCACGAATAGCTTTACCAGAACTTTTTTTCTTAACTCTTCCACCTTTTTTAAGACCGCCTCTGATTCTATTAGCTTGATCAAAACCAGGAAATTTAGATGCATCTACATCATCTCTGAATGGATTTAGCATAGCTTTTTTAGCATAATCCGCATCTCTTACAGATCTTTTTTTATCATTATCATAAAAAGATTCAAATTTTTCTTTAAACATCTTTTTATTTTGTTTTCGTTCTAATCTTGAACTTTGATTTGATTTTTTCTTTTTATCGGTGTTAGACATTATACTACCTGTTTATTTTTCCAGACTTTTTAGCTTTAGAACCAAACTTACCATATGAATCATCAGCAGAAGCTCTAAGTTGTTTCTTAGTTCTTTTTTTTCTGATTCTCATAGCGATTGA